CCACCGGATGCTCTCCAGCAAGGCGTCCGCTGAGCCGGGGCGTTGGCGTACCAGCCGCACGCCGTACCTCAAGGCCATCATGGATTGCCTGTCGCCGACCTCGCCGGTCGAGCGGGTGGTGTTCATGAAGGCGGCCCAACTCGGCGCCACCGAGATGGGCTCGAACTGGATCGGCTACGTGATCCACCACGCACCCGGGCCGATGATGGCGGTGTGGCCGACGGTGGAAATGGCCAAGCGCAACTCCAAGCAGCGCATCGACCCGCTGATCGAGGAGTCGTCCGCCTTGGCCGAACTGATCGCCCCGGCGCGCTCTCGTGACTCCGGCAACACGATCCTGGCCAAGGAGTTCCGGGGCGGCGTGCTGGTGATGACCGGTGCCAACAGTGCGGTTGGCCTGCGCTCGATGCCGGTTCGCTATCTGTTCCTCGACGAGGTGGATGGCTATCCCCTCGACGTCGAGGGCGAAGGCGACGCGATCTCGCTGGCCGAGGCGCGCACACGCACCTTCGCGCGCCGCAAGATCTTCATCGTCTCGACGCCGACGATCTCGGGCGCGAGCGCCATCGAGCGCGAGTACGAGGCGAGTGACCAGCGGCGCTACTTCGTGCCGTGTCCGCACTGCTCGCACCGCCAGTGGTTGAGGTTCGAGCAACTTCGTTGGGAGCGCGGCGAGCCCGAGTCGGCGGCCTACATCTGCGAGTCGTGCGACGCGCCGATTGCTGAGCACCACAAGACCTGGATGCTGGAGCACGGCGAGTGGCGCGCGATGGCCCCGGAGAACGGCTCCAAGACGGCAGGCTTTCACCTGTCCTCGCTGTACAGCCCGGTGGGCTGGCGCAGCTGGCGGGACATTGCCGTGGCCTGGGAGGCGGCGGTCAGCAAGGAATCCGGGTCGGCCGCGGCGATCAAGACCTTCAAGAACACCGAACTCGGCGAGACCTGGGTCGAGGAAGGTGAAGCGCCGGACTGGCAACGACTGGTCGAGCGGCGTGAGGACTACCCGCTGGGCCGGGTGCCCGAGGGTGGGCTGCTGCTAGTGGGTGGCGCCGATGTGCAGAAGGATCGCATCGAGGCGTCGATCTGGGCGTTCGGGCGTGGCAAGGCCTCGTGGCTGGTGGAACACCGTGTGCTCATGGGCGACACCGCGCGAGACGCCGTGTGGAAACGCTTGGCGGAGCTTGTGGCGGAGCGTTGGACACACGCGTCGGGCGCCGCGATGCCGCTGGCCCGCCTCGCGCTCGACACGGGCTTTGCGACACAGGAGGCCTACGCCTTCGTTCGCGCCTGCCGTGACCCGCGCGTGATGCCTGTCAAGGGCGTTCCGCGCGGGGCCGCACTGATTGGCACGCCGACCGCGGTGGATGTCTCGCTCGCCGGCAAGAAGCTGCGCCGGGGCATCAAGGTCTACAGCGTGGCGGTCGGCATCGCCAAGCTGGAGCTTTACAACAACCTGCGCAAGAGCGCGGATGTGGATGAGGACGGCCTGAGCGTGATTTACCCGGCCGGATTCGTTCACCTGCCGAAGATCGATGCGGAGTTCATTCAGCAGCTCTGTGCCGAGCAACTGATCACGCGCCGCGACCGCAACGGCTTCCCGATCCGCGAGTGGCAGAAGGTGCGGGAGCGCAACGAGGCGCTGGACTGCTACGTGTACGCCCGGGCCGCCGCGAGCGCAGCCGGGCTGGATCGCTTCGAGGAGCGCCACTGGCGCGAGCTCGAACGACAGCTCGGTATGGACCGGCCACCGGATGAGCCGCCACCGATTCAGACATTCGACGCAGACGAGGCCACCCACAGCGGTGGCCTCGCTGCTTCTGGAGCCCGCATCACCGGCCGGCGCGTCATCAAGAGCCGCTGGATCGGTTGACCCGTTTGCCGCTGAGGATCTTAGTGACCTACACCACCACCCAACTCGACGCGCTCAAGCGTGCGCTGGCCACCGGCGAGCGCCGCGTGAGCTTCGCCGACAAGACCGTCGAGTACCGCTCGGTCGAGGAACTGCAAGCGGCGATCCGCACCGTGGAGTCCGAACTCGCGCGCAGCGCTGGGGCGAGCCGCAAGCGCCAGATTCGGATCACGACGGCGAAGGGCTTCTGATGTCCTGGGTCGCCAAACTCCGCGGCCTGTTCGGCCAGACGCCGGTTCACGAGGCGGCTGGGCGCGGTCGCCGCTCACTCGCCTGGATGCCGGGCAACCCCGGCGCGGTGGCCGCCATGCTGGCCACCAGCGCCGAGCTGCGCGTCAAGAGCCGCGACCTGGTGCGCCGCAATGCGTGGGCGCAGGCCGGGATCGAAGCCTTCGTCGCCAACGCCGTCGGCACCGGCATCAAGCCGCAGAGCCTGTCTGGCGACGATCGGTTCAAGGCCGAGGTGCAGGCACTGTGGCGTGATTGGGTCGAAGAGGCCGACGCGGCGGGACAGACCGACTTCTACGGCCTGCAGGCGCTGGCCTGTCGCGCGATGCTCGAAGGGGGTGAATGCCTGATCCGACTGCGGCCACGCCGTCCAGAGGATGGCCTGTCGGTGCCACTGCAGCTCCAGTTGCTGGAGCCCGAGCACCTGCCCATCAACCTGAACACCGATCTGCCGTCCGGCAACGTCGTGCGCTCTGGCATCGAGTTCGACAACCTTGGGCGGCGCGTGGCCTACCACCTGTACCGCTCGCACCCGGAGGACGGGCCGTACTTGTCACCGATTGCCCCGATGTCGGGCCAGGGCGGAATGGACACGGTGCGCATCGACGCCAAGGAAGTCATTCATCTGTTCCGCGTGCTGCGCCCGGGCCAGATCCGGGGCGAGCCGTGGCTGTCGCGGGCCCTGGTCAAGCTCAACGAGCTCGACCAGTACGACGACGCTGAGCTGGTGCGCAAGAAGACCGCCGCGATGTTCGCAGGTTTCGTCACGCGCGCCAACCCAGAGGACAACCTGATGGGCGAAGGTGCAGCGGACGCCGACGGGATTGCGCTTGCCGGACTGGAGCCGGGCACGCTGCAGATCCTGGAGCCGGGCGAGGACATCAAGTTCTCCGATCCGGCTGATGTTGGCGGTTCGTACTCCGAATTCCTGCGCACCCAGTTCCGCGCGGTTGCCGCCGCCATTGGTATCACCTACGAGCAGTTGACCGGCGATCTGACCGGCGTGAACTACTCGTCCATCCGCGCCGGGATGCTGGAGTTCCGGCGTCGCTGCGAGATGGTGCAGCACGGGGTGCTGGTGCATCAGATGTGCCGTCCAGTGTGGGCGGCCTGGATGAAGCAGGCGGTGCTCGCCGGGGCCCTGGATGCCCCGGGCTTCGCTCGAGGCGGGCCAGCCCGTCGTCGCCAGTACCTCTCGGTGAAGTGGATTCCCCAGGGCTGGCAGTGGGTCGATCCCGAGAAGGAATTCAAGGCGATGTTGCTGGCGATCCGCGCTGGCTTGATGTCGCGCTCGGAAGCCATCTCGGCCTTCGGCTACGACGCAGAAGACGTCGACCGGGAGATCGCCGCCGATAACCAGCGCGCCGACGACCTCGGCCTGATTTTCGATTCCGACGCTCGCTACACGTCGAAGGACGGCGGCAGCGCGGAACCCAACCGCAACGCCGCCGACGCATCCGGCAGCAATTCGACTGCCTGAAGGACTTCCCATGACCTTGCTGCCGCATCTGGCGGCGCGCCTCTTTGGCGTGCCGCTGGCCATCCATCGCCCGAAACTTGACGTGATCTTGGCCGTGCTCGGCCCCCGGGTCGGCCTTTCCGATCTGGCCGCTGCCCCTGGCTACACGCCGCCGACACGTGCGATGTCCGGGTCGCCGCCCGGTGTGGCCGTCATCCCCATCCACGGCACGCTGGTGCGCCGCACCGTGGGGCTGGAGGCCGAATCGGGGCTGACCAGTTACGCGGGGCTCGCCGCGCAACTGGATGCCGCTATCGGCAATCCGGAGGTGTCGGCCATCCTGCTCGACATCGATTCGCCGGGTGGCGAGTCGGGTGGTGTGTTCGATCTGGCCGACCGCATCCGCGCGGCGTGCCAGATCAAGCCGGTCTGGGCCGTGGCCAATGACATGGCCTTCTCAGCCGCCTATGCGCTGGCGTCCGCCGCCAGCCGGGTTTACGTCTCGCGCACCGGCGGTGTCGGCTCGATTGGCGTGATTGCGATGCACGTCGACCAGTCCGAGAAGGATGCGCAGGACGGCGTTCACTACACCGCCGTGTTCGCGGGCGACCGCAAAAACGATCTCAACCCGCACGAGCCGATCTCCAGCGAAGCCCACGCCTTTCTGAAAGCTGAGGTCAATCGCATCTACGGCCTGTTCGTCGAGACGGTGGCTCGTCACCGGGGCATTGAGACATCCGCCGTGCGCGACACCGAGGCCGGACTGTTCTTCGGGCAAGCGGCCGTCGCCATGGGCCTTGCCGACGCCGTCGGCACTTTCGACGACGCGCTCGCGCAACTGCTCGCATCCCTTTCCCCCAACCCGACTCCGGTGGCCGTGGCCGCGCGGGCGGGCTTTTTCAGTAACCACCCCAAGGAGTCATTGATGAATGATCGAACCGACCCCGCTGCTCTTGATCGGCCTCTTGCTGATCCTGCTGGCAGTCCTCCTCAATCGCCCACCGCCACGTTGACCGTGGCCGATGCCGTCGAGATCGCGCAGACCTGCCAGCTTGCTGGCCGCGCCGACCTGATCGCGGGCTTTCTGGAGGCCAACACCGCACCCGCCACGGTGCGCAGCCAACTGCTCTCGGCCAAGGCCGAGGCCAGCCCCGAGATCGTTAGCCGCATCGCACCTGACGCCTCTCGCCCCGCACCCGCCAATCCACTGCTCGAAGCCGCCCGGAACCTTGCGGCGCAGTCGTCCGCACTGAAGAAGGAGATCTGACATGCCGACCGTCTTTACCGAGGCCATGAACCTGGGCGACCTGCTCAAGTTTGAAGCGCCCAACCTGTACTCGCGTGACCGCGTCACCGTGGCCGCAGGCCAGAACCTGCCGCTGGGTACGGTGCTCGGCATCGTGACCGCCAGTGGCAAGTACAAGCAGATCGACCCGTCCGCTGAGGACGGCTCGCAGGTCGCCGCAGGCGTGCTGCTGCAGACCTGCGACGCCACGCTGGCCGACCGTGACAACGGCCTCGTCGTCGCGCGTCACGCCATCGTTTCCGACCACGCACTGCAGTGGCCCGAAGCCATCACCGCTGCCGAGAAGGCGTCGGCCATTGCCCAGCTCAAGGCGCTGGGTGTCCTCGTCCGTCAAGGAGTCTGACCATGCAGAACATTTTCGAGAACCCAGCGTTTTCGATGTCGGCGCTGACCGCCGCCATCAACATCCTGCCCAACAACTACGACCGTCTGGCCCAGATGGGGCTGTTCGTCGACCGCCCGCAGCGCTTCCGCTCGATCATCGTCGAGAAGCAAAACAACGTGCTGACCCTGCTGCCGACGATGCCTGTGGGCTCGCCCGGCACCGTCGGTGTGCGCGGCCAGCGCAACGTGCGCTCGTTCCACATTCCGCACATTCCACACGATGACGTGGTACTGCCCGAGGAGGTCCAGGGCATCCGCGCCTTCGGCTCGGAGACGGAACTGCAGACGGTGGCGGGCGTGATGGCGCAGCACCTGCAGACGATGCGCAACAAGCACGCGATCACCCTGGAGCACCTACGCTTTGGCGCGCTCAAGGGGCTGATCCTCGATGCTGACGGCAGCGTGATCTACAACCTGTACGACGAGTTTGGCATCACCCCGCAGACCTTCGCTTGGGACATCGCTGCGCACGACAGCGCTTTCGATGTCGGCAAAGCCTGCCGTGAGCTCCTGCGTTACGTCGAGGACAACCTGCAGGGTGAGCGGATGACCGGCGTCCACGTCCTGGTCGGCAAGGACTTCTTCGAAGCGCTCACGACGCACGACGATGTCATCGCGGCCTACGAGCGCTGGCAGGACGGTCAGGCGCTGCGCACGGATATGCGCTCCGGCTTCACCTTCTGCGGCATCACCTTCGAGGAGCATCGCGGTCGCGCGACTGCGCCCGGTGGCACCGTGCGCCGCTTTGTCGAGGAGGACGAGGGGCACGCCTTCCCGCTCGGCACGATGGACACCTTCGCCACGTACTACGCACCTGCCGACTTCAACGAGACGGCCAACACGATGGCGCTGCCGCTGTACGCGAAGCAGGAGCCCCGCAAGTTCGACCGGGGCACCGATTTGCACACGCAGGCCAACCCGCTACCGCTGTGCCACCGACCGCAGCTGCTGGTGAAGCTGGAGATCGCGTGATGGGCCTCGTCGAACAGGTCTATGCCGCCGCTTTGAACGCGGGCCTGCTGCGCGATTGCCGGTGGCAGCCTGCCGATGGCTCGCCGTCGCAGACGCACCCGGTCGGCTTCACTGCGCCGGACGACACCGTGTTCGACGGACTGGCCTCGACCACCGACCACCAGATGTCGTACCCGGCCTCGGTCCTCAAAGGGCTGGCTCCGCGCGACACGGTCGAGATCGATGGCGTGATCTATCAGGTGCGTAGCACCCGGGCCGTGGGCGACGGCTCGGAGATGCGCGCACAGCTCACCAGGGTGTAGCGCCGTGTCCGGCAACTCGATCCGCGAACAGATCCTGCTCGCGGTGATGGCGGCTGTCCGAACGCCGGTGGAATCGCTCGGTGCGACGCTACACCGCTCGCCCACGGTGGCCATCAGCCGGGAGCAATGCCCGGCACTGGTGGTGTTCCCCGAGTCCGAATCGATCACCGAGCGCGCCAACGACCGCGTCACACGCGAGCTCACGGTGCGCCTCGTCGCGCTGGCCCGCGCGGTACCTCCCGCCATTCCGGAAACCGAAGCCGACCGGCTGCTCACCGCCGCCCATGCTGCGCTGCTGGTCGACCGGAATCTGGGTGGCCTTGCCTTGGGCATCCGCGAGCAGGAATGCGAGTGGGACGTCGAGGACGCCGATGCGGTGGCCGCCACGATTCCGGCGCGCTACGCGATCACTTACCGGACGCTCGACACCGATCTTTCAGCCAAAGGATGACCCCCATGACTTCCATCGTTCTGACTCAGCCGCACACCCACGCGGGCCAAGCCCACAAGGCGGGCGAACGGCTCGATGTGGATGGCAGCACCGCCGACTGGCTCATCGCCAACGGCATCGCCCGCCACGACCGCCAGCCCGTACCCGAGCCCCAGCCGCAAGGCGACAGCACACCCATTGAGCCCATCGGCCCCATCACCACCCAACGTAAGGAATCCAAATCATGAGCACCTACGCCAGTTTTCAGGGCCGCATCTTCCTCGGCAAGCGCGACGAATCCGGCCTGCCCATCGAAGTGCGCTCGCCCGGCAAC